CCACTTTAATTTTTGGGAATATGCATTAGATCGTGATAGGTATATATACAAAACAAGACTCGCAAACTATTGTCGAACAATAATTTGCGAGTCTCTTTTGTGATCCGCCTGGGGCTCGAACCCAGGACCCCAACATTAAAAGTGTTGTGCTCTACCAGCTGAGCTAGCGAATCTCCGATTTACCTTTGCTGAGGTGTTTCCCTCAAATGCGATGCAAAGTTACGCACTTTTTCTGATACCTCCAAATCATTGTGCAACTTTTTTCGATTTTATGTGATTTTTATCTGTTTTGGCGAGGATATTCGCACAAAAGAGTACAAGGTTATGCCAAAATAGTATCATTACAATCACAAGTTGACACGTAATATTTTTCAAAAAAGTGATAATTGTACACCATTGGGGCGAGGTGTGGTGATATATAGCGTACGTTTTTCGCTCCACCCTTGCGTGAAGTTGCGCAAGTTTATCGAAATCATACCGACAACCGAGCCTGCTTTTGCACGCAACATCGCTACGACATCCGCAAATGATGCGAATCCGTTAGCGTTTACTGTTGCAAGTGTCTTGCCCATGTGAGTCGCACTTGCCATAATTGTATCAGATGTGTTGATGGTTGCCATATCTACCTCCTTTGTTTTTATTACTATACAAAGGTAAGTATGGCATTGGGCAACAACGCGACACAGCCACGTTAAACTAAATTATTCTGTAAGCGGAAGGCAGCGAAGCATATATTGGCGAGCTTCGCTCCAGGGTGTGTAGATAGTGTCAGTGTTTGGAATAAGTTGTGTCGGCTGTTCGTTGAGATCGACACGGATGTAATAGTTGCCGCTCTTCTTTGATTTAAAGAGTATCATCTGTAGGTTGGCAGCCATCGGCACGACATAGAAGTCACGCCAGTGTTGCGCCACAGTGTCGAAGTAGTTGGTCAGGTAGTAGCAACCTGAGATGTGAAGCAATGACAGCAATGGCATAAGTGTCTCGGCGTGTCCAAAGCGCAAACGCACTGCGGTTTGATCTGTGCCGTCTATAAATGCTTGAGTGGTGTCGATAAGGTTCATCAGCAAATCGCCCGCAATCGCCGCCGGAATGGGCGACAAGGTCGTTGCGGTATAGCGCAAGTACTGACGCAGGTTAAAGCACGACCAGAGGCGATTGTATTCGTCTATGGTAAAGTAATGCGTGGCATCGCAGTCGACGCTCATTGCGGCAAGTCCGGCGATGACATAGTATTCGTTTATCGCCAAGTCGAGTTGTTCGTCTTTGTCTGCATAAGGATAGCCCTTGCCAAGGATACGTTCCAAAGCCGTAGTCGGGCATGCTTCGTTGAAGTAGTCGTTATAGACGACTTGCCAAACGTTATCCTTGCGAAAGTCTGCGTAGTCTTGTGATGTGTCAAAGGGTCGCATCAAGTTTGAATTGATACGACCGGTCGAGGTGTAAAAGGTCAAGTGATTGTTCATGCGGTCAAGTTGGTTGACGAATGAGAACATACTCATCATCGAACGGGGCGAGTAGCTGGAGAGCGCATTGACGGTTGCATCTTTGAACACCGGAGCAAAGTTCTGAATCATTCGCGTTGCTATCGAGCGTTGTTCAGCCATGCCGAGCGAATCAAGTGCGCCCCACTGGTTGTTGCACACTTCGAGCACTCGGTTATTGAGTTTATTGAATTCGCGACCAAGGGGAGTGATAGTACCGGCAGAGTCTGCATGCTGCAGGGCGGTACTCATTTTCAAGCTAAAGGTGGCAGCAACAGGATAGCGCGAGCCATGACGGCCAACGTGATTGATAAATACCGGGACCAACGAATCCGGATATTGTACACTTTTGATATCTGTCGGATAGGGAGACAGCGAGCCATCGCATTGTTTGATGGTGTATTTTGTATCCATAGGATTTGCTGCACAGACAGCGCCTGCGACAAGCAGCAGACCTAAGATTAGCGTAAAGAGTCTATTTTTCATGAGATGAGGAGTTTGACTAAATTTTATCAATGCAAAATTAATGAATATTCTGTTTGAGCCAAAAAAAATTGTCTTCTACAGCGCCAAAAATTTGGTAAATTAATAAAAAGGTGCTAACTTTGTACCGCTTTTACCGGCTGCCCGAATGGTGGAATGGTAGACACGAGGGACTTAAAATCCCTTGGCCATTACGGCTGTGTGGGTTCGAGTCCCACTTCGGGTACGTTATATGCCCTGTAAGTCATTGATTTACAGGGTTTTTATTTTTCTTGGGTATAAATAGGGTATAAATAAAATCATAATAAGTGCTTTTTGAATGTTACATCATGCAATTGTCACAAATATTTACACCGACCATTACACCGACTTAATCAATACTATCAGATCCGACACGACACAAAAAAAAGAGCGTACCTAAATACGCCCCTTTCATTTCAGGAAAGTAGAGTGTTAAATGTTAAAACGCCCCAAATAAGCCAATTTTATAGTTAAGCTATGTTGCAGACCTCGCATTTTAGCTTAAAATTCAACGCTCATCTCATCTATCTTCTTCTTCAACACACCAACACTCAAAAATCGTCTACCTGACTTTAAATTAAGATCTCTCTTCATGTGATAATAATCCCAAAAGCCTAATAGTTGAGCAAACTTATCAGTCAGGAAGTACAATCTTTTTGCTGTCGGATTGTACGATAATTGCTTATACATCACTACGCGACCATTGATTAAAGCGTTGTAGTATGTATATTCACCTATACTGCAAACTTCAATACCATCAAAGTTATTGAGTTGCCTATGTACATAGAAGTCTAAAAACATATCATTACACTTTGTATTGTTGAACAATATCATTAACCTTATCATCAAGTTCTAAGATGGTTGTACTCGGCACTACCATCTTATAATCAGTGCTACAAGCTTGCTTAAAAGCTTTTTTAAGACAATAGGCTTGCATTGTGCTTAAATCACCTCGTCTTTTTGACTCGGCAATCATTTGAATTATATCATTCAAGCCGCCATTAGAATTTGTAAGAGCCAATAGTCCCAATGTATTGAGCTGTCTTACTGTTTTAATTTCTTTGAAATCTATTGCCATCATGCCAATTTTTTCAATGTTAGTATATGTACCATGCCAATTATCAAGTAATTGATTATAGAATTGAGTATCATACAACATTGCCCCGGTAACAGATCTAACACCTAACAATTGTGGTATCCATTTCATGTATCGTTGCTCAATGCGAATAATATTTTTACCCTGATACAATTCAGGTACTTTGTTGCGGTGGTTCTGCTGCTCGCGGTTCTTGTCGTAGATATTTATTATCTCTTTACCGCTTTCATTACGATAATATAAGCTATGTGGTTGCCTTAGTCGTGCTTTATGTTTCAACTCGCCAAAATGATTGATATAATTATCGATCGGTTCATCTACGATAATAGAAAAGCCAACATCAAGCCTGTTTACTATAGCGTTACTTATCTGCAAATGAAGTGCATCACTTAGCATATTTAATGCTAACTTTGTATCGTTGCAAGTCAATGCGCGGTAATTATCACCAAAGTAATATTTACAGAGAGAGCCATGTCTTATTGTCACTTGATAACGATCTATATGCACGTGAAAATTATCAAGTTTCCCTGTAAAATATACTTTCCCATTCATGTATGAATGTTCCCCTACAGAGTTGAGGTATGGTGTAACTTCTTCAATGAAATTACACCGACCTCTAACGTCTGCTTTAGTCAATCTTAAATAGATTGTATCGTACATATTTATTTATGTTTTGTAAATAAATTATGTATTACTATAGAACTCCCTCTATTACAAGCTATCAAACAAGCTCGGGTTTGCCGCCTTGACTTCTTGTCTTAGCTGTTCTATTTCGCCATCATAATAGCCGCGAATAAACGCGATACAAAGGTCACGACTTTTGTGTTTCATGCCTAATGCTATGAAGATTTCAATGCGAGTATAATCTTCGCTTATGACAAAGATTAATGCATCGTTAGTGCCATTCACATCACCATAACCAACACGTCTGTTATCCGGATCAAGAATAAACATACGGCTTAAGTTTGTCCCATTTGATAGAGTGATAGAACTATAGCTTACATCAGGTGTGTTATTACCCTTGAACTTGGGCGGCACGCTGACAACATGTATTTTAAACTTACCATCATTGGCGTGCTGTTTCAATGTTTCAAACTCGGGGTAATTGCCTGTTGAAGTTTCACAATCATAGCGTGATGGTGACTTGCTATTGGTCGGCTTAACCAAAGAGTATAGGATTGTAAAAGTCGGTGTCATTTTAGACCTCCTTTCATGCAATATCTTGCTGCCGCATCGTTTAGTTCTTCGGTTGTAGCAATCCTGTGCCGTTGTATCCATTGTTCCAACTCAACGCGGTTGAAGTAACACATTTTGCCCATTGGCTTGTAATGTGGAATTTCTTGTCGCATTGTCAGCTTGTACAGGTAACTTTTAGATATGCCCATGTACATTGCCGCCTCATCGCTTGTGAGTACCTCTTTAGTACAAAAGAGTGTTTTTGCCGTTACAAGCTCGGCTATTTGTTGCATTGTTTCTTTTTCCATACGGAAAGATGTGTTTTTGTTAGTAAATGTGGCTCGGGGTTGGCACGTCTGCAAATCCTTTGCCACGTTATCTTTGTTATCCGATAACGTCACAAAGTTATGTATGATAGGTATAAAAAAAGTATAGAACACTAAGGAACTTTCCCTAGTGTTCTATAGCTAAATATCTGATATATCGGTTATTTAAACAATGCCAATATTTTTTCTTGATCGCGAACTTTCCCTACTATTTCTATTGAGCTATATCTACATTTTGCTAGTCCTTTCTTATCCCACCATTTTTCAAATATGCTGTATCTATTATAACCCACTAATTCTCTATCGTACAATTCATCTGCAAGTAAAGCCATCATTGCTTTAGTCATTAAATGTGTCGGTTTATAATTACCATCTAATAATCCCGATTTTACAGCTTTGCATAGCACATCTTTCACCTGTTTGGTATTTAGCTCTTTTGGAATTAGCACCCCATTGTTTTCAATTTGCACATAACTTGATGATGTGGTTCTATTGGGTTTGTTGTTTGCTTGGTCGGTGTCAGGATTACCCGGCAAAGCATTAGCCATATTTCCCTGATTGTTATACACGCGCTTTGATAACGCTTGCATTGCATTGCTTACCCTGTTGGCTACTGCATTAGCTTTGTCAAATAATCTATGTATTCTATTTATAAGTCTAATATAATTGCTATCATTTTCAATGTCTTGGTACAACTTGCTATAGTCTAGTTGTACCAAATCTTGATCTCCCTCTTGGTAAATACGTTGGATAAACAAACCTTTTATATAATCCAACATCTCCCAACTATCATCATTAAATGAAGTTGGAAAGTGAGTTAGATAATTATAACTATCATCATACATTAGCATTGCTTCTGCTGCATTGTATTGTATGATAATATTTTGAATTGTATCATCGTTAGTAACTTCTTTGATGATACACTCCTGATTGATTGTATCTAATTCTTTCCTCAATGAATTGATACGTTCAATAATCTCATCAAAGCTCTGTGTTTCAAAGTCAGTGCATCGGTATATATCCAATACACGCTTAATTAGTTCAATATATTTCCTGATTGTTTCCATAGCAAAAAATTAGAAGTAAAAAATTTTATCGAATGTGACTGATTTATTTTATACCCTCTTAGGGGGGGGCGGGGGTACTACCCTACCATTCTTCATTACATAGTATCGTTTTAAGATGATAATAGTTATGTAGTACCGCCAATACTTCATTAAGTACAATCGGCTCTAAGTCATCAATACACTTTAGAATTGTGTCAGTACATTGATGTATATCTGCAAATCGTTCGCTATGTGATTGTTCGCGAAGATACACAATCCATTCGGCTGCATCTTCGCTTACATTGATAGTCACTTGTTTTGGGGTTTCCTGTGCCATATTGTTTGATATTATGATAGTTTTATTGTTGAAGTTAACTTCTCTACTGCATCACGTTTCAAGCTGTCAACGGCTCTAACGTATTTCTCTGTATGCTGTAAACTACTGTGACCCATAAGACTTGCAAGCGTTTTGATATTTGCTCCATTATTGAGAATGTTAGTGCCAAATGAATGTCGGGCACAATGCCACGTTATGTGCTTGTCTATTCCGGCACGTGCAACCCAATGCCTCAACGCTTTGTTACACATAGTGTGACTTGGCAAATTAAATATAAGATCATCACGATTGCCATTACCAATAAGTTCTAACAAGTCAGTTGACAAAGGTACATCAACACCACTCGCGCTGCTGTGTCCTTTGGTCTTGTTCTGCTCAAATCTAAGCATCTTGTTAGAATAATCTATATTGGCAAATGTTAGGTCTTTTACATCACAAAATCTTAAGCCTGTATATAGGCAAAATATAAACGCACTCCTAATAATCGGGTTTTCTCCTGTGTAATGTGTGCTAATAAGTTGCACTATTTCATCTTTACTTAGAATGTCTTTCTTAAGTATATTAATATCCACGCTAATAGTAACACCTGAACAGGGGTTCTTGGCAATTACATCATGTTCCACTGCATACTTGATAACCTTTTTAAATCGCTTGTAGATTGTACTTGCACCCTCACCCTCACTACGGCTTTGCAAATACTCTGTAAACGCTATTATCATATCTCTATCAATCCATTCAGGCTTGATACGTTTGGCGAATCTATTATACTCGGGTGTATCATTGAGGAAGTCTTTAAATCGGTTGTATGCCAACTTAATCATTCTAACATCTTTTTTGGGGTACTTCTCAATGTACTCAGCAAAATAATCAAGAAAATTGATGTCACGTTCTTTCTTTGTTCTGTAACCCTCGGTGCTTTCCAATAATTGTTGACCTCGTTCAAAACGTATCTTTTTAGCCAATTCTAATATCGTTTTGTTATCTTGTCGTTGGATCGGGTTGGGGTTGTGCCATAAATACAAGCTTAAATATTCGCGTTTGCAGTTTACACGCTTGTACTCTTTACCCGTCTTACTGCTTATTGACAAAGTAAATCCTAAATAAAAGTCTAAGAATAAACTTTCACGACCATTGCTCAACACCTTTGCTCCTAATTTTGGGTTGTCGGTGCTATCAGTGCTTATCATATAGGTGTTATCTGCCCTATATTTTACCTCTTTTGATTGTCTTGCCATATGAATTTATATTAGTTATTCTTTTGATTGCAAATATAATACTTTATTTTCACACCAACAAATTCAGGTATAAATCAGGTATAAACAGGGTATAAACTTTTGATAAAATATCATACTTTTATTGTAAGCAAGTGAAAACTACAAAAGGCTATACAGCTGATATTCAACGCTATTAGCTTTATTTGTTTTCTTATGTTTTATAGGTTATATTCCCACTTCGGGTACGTTAAGCGCCTTGTAAATCGTTAATTTACAAGGCGCTTTCATTTTATAATAAGCAACAAAAAAGCAACTTACAAGCAAATCGCCTGCTATTCTTGTGATAAACTCGGCACGGGATGGCGGTTGGCGTATTTGCAGCTAAAGAGAGCGGTGTGATTCGGATTGAACCACACCGCTCTTTATTTATAATATCAACCTATTGTCAGTGTTATTTTACTTCTTCGAAGTCAACATCTGTTACATGGTCATCACCGCCATTGCCGTTAGCACCACCTTGAGCACCTGCGCCGGGGTTAGCACCTGCGTTAGCGCCGGCTTGTTGTTGTGCATTAAGGATGTCTTGTTGTGCTGCGCCAAAGGTTGTTTCGATTTCCTTGATGGCTGCGTCGATACCTGCGATATCTTGTGCCTTGTGAGCTTCTTTGAGTTTAGCAACGGCAGCTTCGATAGCTGATTTCTTGTCAGCGGGGATCTTGTCGCCGAGTTCGCTGAGTTGCTTTTCGGTTTGGAAGATAATCGCATCAGCTTGGTTGAGCTTGTCGATACGTTCCTTTTCCTTAGCATCTGAAGCAGCGTTTGCAGCAGCTTCGTCTTTCATACGTTTGATTTCTTCATCGGTCAAGCCGCTTGAAGCTTCGATACGAATTGATTGCTCTTTGCCGGTAGCTTTATCTTTAGCGTTAACGCTGAGGATACCGTTAGCATCGATTTCGAAGGTAACTTCGATTTGAGGAATACCACGGGGAGCGGGAGCGATGCCATCGAGGTGGAACTTGCCGAGCAATTTGTCATCCTTAGCCATAGGACGTTCACCTTGCAATACGTTGATTTCAACTGAAGGTTGGTTGTCGGCTGCGGTAGAGAATACTTCGCTCTTACGAGTCGGGATGGTAGTGTTAGCTTCGATGAGCTTAGTCATCACACCTCCGAGAGTTTCGATACCTACTGACAAGGGCACAACGTCGAGCAATACAACGTCTTTTACATCGCCTGAGAGGACACCACCTTGGATAGCGGCACCAACTGCAACAACTTCATCGGGGTTAACGCCCTTAGACGGAGTCTTGCCGAAGAATTTCTCAACGATTTGTTGGATAGCGGGGATACGAGTTGAACCACCTACGAGGATAACCTCATCGATTTGTGAAGCAGAGAGACCTGCATCACGCAAAGCGTCTTCGCAAGGTTTCAAAGTTGCTTGAATCAAGCGGTCAGCGAGCTGTTCGAATTTAGCACGAGAGAGTGTCTTAACCAAGTGCTTAGGCATACCGTTAACAGGCATGATGTAAGGCAAGTTGATTTCGGTTGAAGTAGTGCTTGAAAGCTCGATTTTAGCTTTTTCGGCAGCTTCTTTCAAACGTTGCAATGCCATAGCATCTTGACGGAGGTCAACGCCTTCTTCGCGTTGGAATTCGTCAGCCAACCAGTCGATAATAACGTGGTCGAAGTCATCACCACCGAGGTGAGTATCACCATTGGTTGATTTTACTTCGAATACACCATCACCGAGTTCGAGGATAGAGATATCGAATGTACCACCACCGAGGTCGAATACAGCGATCTTTTGATCTTTGTTAGTTTTGTCAAGACCATAAGCGAGAGCAGCAGCGGTCGGCTCGTTTACGATACGGCGAACAGTGAGGCCTGCGATTTCACCGGCTTCCTTAGTAGCTTGACGTTGAGAGTCGTTGAAGTATGCCGGAACGGTGATGACAGCTTCGGTAACGGCTTGTCCGAGGTAGTCTTCAGCTGTTTTCTTCATTTTTTGAAGAATCATAGCAGAGATTTCTTGCGGAGTATATTCGCGACCATCGATATCGATACGAGGAGTATTGTTGTCGCCACGAACTACGTGATAAGGAACACGTTCGATTTCGTTGCCAACTTGGTCATATGTTTCACCCATGAAGCGCTTGATAGAGTAGATAGTGCGCTTAGGGTTAGTGATAGCTTGACGTTTAGCGGGGTCACCTACTTTACGTTCACCACCGTCAACGAATGCTACAATTGAAGGAGTAGTGTTGCGACCTTCGCTGTTGGGGATTACAACAGGGTCATTACCTTCGAGTACAGATACGCATGAGTTAGTAGTACCTAAGTCAATGCCAATAATCTTTCCCATAATAGTTTCTTTTTATATTGTTTTTTATTTTACTTGTTTATTCTTGCGGTCCTTCAGAACCGCGTTCGTAGTTACAATAAACAAAACGCGTGCCAAAAAAGTTTTAATAGGAATTTTATGACATTCTGTGACAATCGGACTGACATTATGTCAGACTTGATTTGTCTATTTAATTATTTTGCGAAAAATATTTGCAGTATCAAAACTATTATATATCTTTGCATCAGTCATTTCGACAAAGCACTATAGCAATGAAACATAGATATTAAGTAAGGCATCTGCCTCGGCATAACACAACAATTTCATTCCCGGAAACGGGCTCAATGAGATTGTTGTGTCTTTTTATATAGGTACGCAATCAAATTGAGTTGAAAAACAGAGTTCTTTTAAATAATTCAATTTCAATTCATTATGAAAGCAGATGCAAACTATTTGGTATTGCGATGCCAACCTAATGGCAGCATTACCCGCATCAGTCCTGACATGATGCGACGCTTGGCAGAAGAATGTCAGCGCAGAACTGACAGTGACACGAATGTCTTACGTGACATGACACGCGCAAACGAAGTGGCAGAGTTGGCGTTTAAGAATCGCTACTACGGTATCGCTCTCGGCTTATATAAATATGTATATAAGACTATCTTTGACGAATTTGAGTACA